GGATTGTTTTACCTGTTCTTTCTTGGTCACGTCTCCGCTGGCCATCTCATCCACGATGCGTTGTTGCGTGTCGAATATATCCAAAGGGGCTTCATTCCCTCCGGAGGAGAATACCCGGGAGAACTTTGCTTGTATGAAATTCATGCTACCTAGGTAGTACCAGAACATGACTGTCTTTACGATCGGCTCTACATTCCGGAACCAAGCCGGATCACCGTCCTCACGTATGGAGAATGAGCCGTCTTTCCAGATTATGGATAGGAAGTTATCCAATGCCTCGAATAAATCCTGTCTCATCCGCTGTTGCCAAGTCTGTAGCATGATGAACTGTCCGTAGCTGATATTGGTCAGGCCGTCTTCCGGGCCGTATAACTCGATATCTTTGTCTTTGTAGACGGGGAATGGGTTACGGGTTAAGCGGATATCCAGCTCGATCCCTTTTTCTGTCTCTTGGAATAAGAAATCAAAGATGGTGCTCAACGCCGCCAGTTGCTCGGCCGTGATCCATATACGATCTTTGGGAAGGGAAACGGCGTAACCGGTTCCATTGGCTTTCTGGTATCGCCGGATTCTCGCGGACAGGCAAAACAATAGCATCTTGACCTTGGCTTCTTGGGCCGTACTTTTCGAGTTCAAAATATTGGCGAGAAAGCAAAGCTGTTCCGCTGTCATCTCATCCCATGTGCCGGGCACGAGGTAATCGATATCTTTGATCGTTATTTTTCTCATAATACGAAAATATGTTTGTCCTTGGAATTAAAGTCGTTCTTGATAGGAGCGGGGAGGCCTAGTTCCGGGGCGTAAACTTTCATGTAATCCTCGATTACCGCTTCTAACGACGTTACCTGCTCGGCGTAGAAATTACCGTTGTCCGTGGGATCGGAATACAGCGGATAGATCACGGGTTTAAACTCCAGCTGGCCGGCCGCCGTACGTTGTACCCGGGTGGTTTGGCTGGTATGGAGCTTGGCTACGTACATGGCGAGCCATACCCGGATATAATCAATCAGCTTGATCCGGAGCGGATCATCCACGCCGGTTCTTAAGGTGTCTTTTAAGCTCTTGTCAAGAGTGGTCCCGATCCAGCGGCATAGCTTCATCTCCAGTGTATCGAGTAGGGGACGGAACTTTTCGAAGGTCAACCGGGAATAATCGATATTCACCTTACCGTAATCCTGAAACTCCCGGGCGGAATTAAGGTAGTGGTCGTTGGCTTGGTTCTTGTAATAGCGGCTTTCTTTCCATTCCGGATAGTCGTTCTCGTGGCTTCCGAGATGCTCCAGTAGCTTATCCAAGTTATTCCATCCCCGTTCCTGCATGCTCTCTTCCGATCGGGCGATCTTTTGGTCGCTGGCTACGGTGAACTTATCGTTCCGGCCTACCGTATGCCCGCTGTCACCGATCAAGACCCCTAGCTCCGGACTGGCTATCGCCACGGCCAATGGTCCCAGTGTCCGGCTGGCGAGCGTCTTGATCGTAAGGATATCTTCCGTTAACGGCTCTCGATACAGCCGATCGACCAAGGCTTCCCCGAGGTAGGGGACGATATATCGATCGAAAGCGTCTTGAAGATAAGGCTCCAATATCTCGAACTTAAATGAGGCGTTTACCTTGACGGTATGCCTCAAATCATCTATCGTTTGTAGGAATGGCTGTGTCATGATTATACTTTTTCGTTACCGATACTCTTTTCCGATCCCGTGTTCTTATCGAGTGTCGTTAGCATGATATTGGGTATCACGAACTCGATGTCTTTTCCCCATCCGTTGATCTCCCGGGCTAGGTATAGCGGGAGAACCATCATGTCCCGGAGCGGCTTGAACAGTACTTGGGCGATAATGAATAACTCCCGGGCCTCGGTACCGTTGATGTTCTTCGATTTCCCGGGCGACGCTCCTTTCAAGGACGGATGTACGCCCATCGTGTTACAGATCACGTTTGTCGCTTCCTCCGAGTCCTCGATATACTCACCGCCCTTGATAAATGATTCCAAGGGCTTGATGATGATATCGCTCTCCTCGTATTTATTGATCTGATCATACCGGAAATGGGATACGAAGCTCTTGCCGGCGTTCTCCTCTCCGGAAAGGAAGTCGTTCAGTTGTTGTAGGAAAGCGTTCTTGCGCTCGTTCCGTTTCTTCTTGTCATCCTTGGGGATACCTTCCGAGTCGTAAAGCTTGTCCCAAAATTTCATGTTGATGGAGACGTGATATTTCAAGACCATCTGGTTTTTCAGCAACGCCTTCTTGAATTTCGGGATGGCGCAACTGAACTCGTACCAATCGAGGAAGATGGACCACCAATAAGGGCGGTTGTAATAAAAACGCCCCGGTACCGGCATATTGAGGCTTAACGTATAGCCATTCTCTTCCTCGTCCTTTTTCTCTCCGGTCTCCGGATCGGGTACGAGCCCGGTACGAACCTTGAGATCGTAAAGCGGGCTTCGGCGGTCTAGCAATCTCGTTACGATCACGTCGTCCGGAAATGACTCCTCTCCCCATTGCGAGGAATAACCATGATACTCGATGCGTTTCGTCTTCTCGTCTTGCTCGCTGATCCGGGAAAAGCACATCTCCCGGTGCCAGATCTGGACTACCTTCGGTTTCTCTCCGGCCTTCCGTTTGCCAAAAGCCAGATAGACGAAAGAGTCGGAGAATACGACCAGATCGTTGGCCAGCTCGGACATTACCCGTAAGTAGTTGCTGTCCGATATGAACTGGAATATCTCCGGAGCCTCTTCCGGGGTAAGTTCCTCCAGCTCGATCTTTTGGGTCTCCGGATTCTTCACCCTCCGGCAGACCATCAACCCATCGCCGTAGGCCATGTTCGCCTTGAACTCGATATTGCTGCCTACGATGGTGTTGTCGGCGATCTTTTTCATGATCCTTACGGGCAACTTGTCTTGGTGACCGAACGGGACAAACCTGACCTCTTTCTTGACGGAAGATCCTTTGGCCGGGGTAATGACCGTGGCCGTGAATTTTTTATCCTCCAGAAAACCTACGTCCTCGGTCATGACCACCGCCGCTTTCGCTCCGGGGAGGAAAGCGGTGTCACCCATTAGAAATACGTTCTTGCGTCCCATTATGCGTATATTTTTTTACCGTTAATCCGGATGATCATGCAACGGATGAACTTCCGTGGGAACCGTTCGCCCCGAATCCGGATGTTTACCGTGCTTCCCTTGGCGTGGATCGAGCTGAAGTAGGCTACCTCATAATTCTCGATCGAGCCGGGAGAGCCATTTCCCTCCCGGCTTTCATTCAACCGCACGTACGAGAACGAGAACATCTTGTATCGTCCCCGGTCATCCTTTTGCTGCATGACAGCCCAGACATCACTTTGTTTTATCCTTTTTTCCATATCTCCATCTTAAAAAGATTACCAAGGCCAGAACCATCGTTACGCCGAGCGCCCACCACCCGAGGGCGTTCTTGCCGACATCGGAGTTGAGTTCGGTATCTCCGGACCGCTCTTCCTCATGGCTGGCTTCCGACCGGGCGAAAACGCTCTCGTTCTCCTCTTTCTTTTGGCTTTCCGCTTCTTCTTTTCGCTCGTTCTCATGTTCCTCGCCTTCGAGTGTCGTTTCCGCCTTGACCGGGTATCGGCCGTTTTCGTCCGGCTGCCGCTCAAGGTCGAATTCCCTTCGTATGATCCGGATGTTTCTCCACCGATCTCGCACGGTGTTGGAACTGGCAAGCCGTACATCCATAGAGGTATCCAAGCTCTCCAATACCTGTCGCTCTTGATCTCTGTAATGGCTATGATCAGAAGCGCTACGACGCACGGAGCAGCTAGCGCAAAGAGCCACCATTCCGGCCAAGACACACAATCTCTTATAAAGTCCATATTCCATGATTCGCTATCCAAAAGGGAGTTCGCATAAACAATACCACTCTCACATCAGTTCCCAGCCGGCCTCGATATCTTCCATAGGGATACGCTCGCCGTTCTCCATGTAGCACATGGCATCCACTAGGGCGCACATCGTTCCCTTGTCCGACAGGTCTAGCCGGCAACAGTCCGGCATTTGCATCTCCCGGCATACCCATCGTACGTAAGCCGCCGTGTCATTCTCATCGCGGGGTGCCCATCGTTCTATCAGTTCCTTTATGGAATGTAGGTTATACGATCGCTGGTATTTTAGCAAGAGCTTCATCATGGCCCGTATCCCATGCGGTATATCCTTGAATTCCTCGAAAGCGTTGTCCTTTTTATCGGCTTTCGATACTTCTCCGGCCCAGTCGTTCCGCTCCGAGTTCCGGATATTACCGGGGTTGTTGTTTCGGATTCCCCTTGGTGTCGTTGTCATTTTTACAATCCTCCTTATCTAATTGGTTACTAATATTCTTTCCTAGCTTAGACTCGATCTCTCCTTTGAGCTGTAGTTTAAGCAGCTTTGGAAACATCATGTTCGGCCAGATAATCAATGCGCTACCCAGCATGCTCCACAGCTCGCACACACAGGCTAGGGTACATCCGGCCTTGGTGATTATGGCGTTATCTTGAGTGAATATCCGTTCCGTAACGAATACCACGAGCATGAAACTGAAATAGACGATCACCTTGGCGGGGGTATCTCTTCCGCTTTGTGATAGGAAGAATTTACCTTGCTTCTTTGCCGAGAACATCCCGAATAGCAAGTCGGCCGTAATAGCTACGCCCATAGCGGCGAAAGCGTATTTCACGGGCGAGATAAAATTCAATAAGAATATCATTCCGCTTATTATCCAGCCCCAAGAATGGTTCAATACCATCTGGAGCTTTATCAAGATCCTCTCTACGATCGGGCTAAATACCTGTGATATCATCTCCAAACATTTTTCACAAAGATGCTCGTAATCATACCTTCGGAAAAGGACATGAAAAAGCCCCGCGAGGATTTCTCCGGGCGGGGCTTGATTGATATTATTCTTCCGGCAATAGTAGCCGGAGTAGTTCTTCTAGCCGCATGGCGGCACGTATTCGTTCTTGTTTGCTGTATTGCTCGTTTACATCGGTCACGATGTCGAGTAGGCGAAGGGCTTCTTGGAGTGTCATATGGCTTTACCCCCTTTTATAATAGTGAAAATGGTCATATCTCCTATGCGAATAGGTATTCCGCACTCAGATAGCTTACCTTTTAACCAACCTATTTTTTCACAGGCGGCATCATGTTTTCTTTTTGTTTCTTTGATTTCCATTTCCAATTCAGCGATTATCCGGTGGGCTTCCTCTAATGTTTTAATAGTTCTCATTGCTCACCTCCTTTCCCGAGGAACTCCCCGATCAAGTTATATATATCCGTAAGTTGCTCTTCTGTTATATCGCTCATGCGGTACTCATTACAGTCAATGCAATAAAGAACTTCTTCTTTCTTGCCGGGGGATTTCACCCGTATTTGTTCTATGTAAGGGCTTGCTTTCATGCCCGGCCTCCTTTCTTCGCTGAGCAGTACACGAACCAAGCCACTCCAATCAGCGGTAAGAACGCCGGAGACAGCATTGTTAATAAAGCTACCGTGTACATCTTTGCCTCGTGAATGGATTTACAGGGCGTGA